ACCGATATTTCAGGTGTCACAATTTTCAATATGTATACGATTGAACAAAATATGTTTCAGTCTGCGGATTATATGCGTGCATATAATCAATGGCAGAATTACATGTTTGTAAATATTCTTAGTGGTACTCGTGTACAGACAAATTCTATAAACTACAATACAAAACCACCGATCGGCGATATTAACATGACGAGTTTTCGTCCATTTATCTTTTTTCAAATGAATGCTCACGAATATGCTGTAGACCCAAGTGCACTATTTGATGTAACCTTTTATTTAGAAACACAGGACGGCTCTCCATTTCCTGCGGATATTACAATTAGTTGGTATAAGGATCGTGCTGGGTTTATGGCAGATGCCTTACAGGCAATGAATACAGTGAATGTAAATACTGATAATCCTCGCAATTATTTCCAGACTCAGACATATCCTATAGGCACAAATTCCGCGACAATGGTAGTACCTGTATTAAACTTACAGCAAACGTATTTCTACGTACATTATGCTGTAAGCGGTAATCAACCGAGTGTTGCGTTACGTGCATTTACTTTGCTTACAAACGATTATGGAGTATATGGACAGGCTACTGCAGATAATTATTTGGATATGCCTTATCAAAACTTGCCTTCCGTTGCAGACCAATATACACCTGAGAGCGCTGTATACCAAAATAACCTAGTTTCTATTTACTCTACATCGGTCACATCAATAGGATATGATATTTCTGGCGTTTCGAACAATTTAGCGGATTATATTATTGTGGCGCCTAACTACAATTTCTATGATCCGACCAATATTGGAAGCTATAGCAATGGTGTTCAGTCCGGTGTACAATATCAGTTTAATTTATCCAATGTTGGAGCACCGGCACCGCAGCCAAATCTCGTGCCGCCCTGGTCGCTCTATTTCAACTCGAATAGTCGTAATAGCATTTTGGATTTGTACAATACGTCTAGTCTTATTTATCTGGATTCGTCTATAACACAGATATTCCCTGGTGGCAACAATTATATTTTAAACAATGAGTCAGTGATAGCCACCTTTTTAGACCCTACGTTGCTGACAAATAAAGAGATATTCTTAACGCCAGGTCAGGACCAGTATATGCCAATTCAGTCTACGACAATTTTCCAGCCTTGTGTAAATTATGGCAACACTCTAGCAACGGATGCATCTACATCACTCACGTTTGCCGATACAACGGGCTTTGCGGGTCTCAGTTTCTTCTTGCCACCGAACGAGGTAGTAAATTTATCACAGTTTATTGTAAAGTTTGCGTATACGGCACCGACACAGACGAATAATTTAGACTATATTACAACGATTGACAGCCCGTTTAGCTACAAGGGATACACTAATTTAGCTCAGGGTACTACTAATAATTGGTTATATAACAATGCGAATAATAATGAAACGGCGGGTGGCTACGCTGCCGTTTATGATACAGGATTTATTCAATCTGTAGAAAATGGGTTCTTCACGCCGGACGCACAGTGTACACAGTATGGTACCACGACCCCTTATTTTGCCTTTTTTGGAACGTGGTTTAATTTTTCTACGATGACTGCTATATTAGGTACTTACACAAGAGAAGAGGTTCCTGCACCACCCGAATATACATATTCTGTACTTATTACAGAGCAAGGAACAACCAAAAGCCTAAATTTCTCTATACTATATGGTTATACAGCACCTGATAATATTGTAACACAGTATGCTGAATTTATTGGCACTGCGCCAGTTATATCCTATCCTTATTTTTCATTTAATAGCAAGTTACGTTTCCAATTTTACTACACTGGGACTTCAATACCTCCATCAGGTCAATGGGACGACTGGTATCTATGGAATCGCATTAATACAAAGATTGGTATCTTTCCTACTGGACAAATTCAGGGCATTAGTACAAATCAACTTTCAATTTCTAGTGCGCTCTATACAATGACACTCAACCAGGTGACGCAGGTCTGTCAACATACGAATCGGTTAGGTACTCTCCATACGCGAGAGCCAGATTGGGGCACTTTCTATGAATACACTGTTCACCAAAATTCGACGTCGACATATGCTCCAACGGGTACAAATATTAGTAGTATATTTTCAACAATTGTGATATCTAGCGATACTACTCCTACATATACCACCGGCAATACCAGTTATCCTGGATATTTATTGACCGCCCCAGAAATTTATAATTATACGTTTTTACCTAGGTCGTACGGTATTGCATCAGCGGTTGGAACTGCCATCAATTATCCATATTCTAGTATTTCATCATATACAGCGGATATTCCTAATTCCTATACAGCGGTGCCGTTTTCTTACAATTTCGCAACAGAACAATATGAATTGAGTGCGTTTCGCGCAGTAAGTTTTACACGACAGCCGGCGTTGCCAAGTACCGGTCTCATCGGTGGGGGTGCACCCTATTACGGACCTCCTGGTGTATTTGGATGGAATATAAGCAGCAGCATATTTAAACTCTATAATGGCGAGCAGCCGACGTATCAACCATACTATTGGCTCGGTAAGATTTCATTTACGGCTTTGCCCAATATTAGTTACAACCCCGCAACGGACTTGTCGGCGTTTGGTGGATATGCGGGTCTCAGTGGTGAATACCAAGATACGTTTATGTTTTTATATGCGAATAGTACAATCAACCAAGATTATGGTGATATTTCGACTAATACTACCCGCTGGAGGTGGGGTAACGAACAGAACAGTAATTACATCGCCTTTGACGACCAGAGTGGTTACAATTTCCTCTCCTATATCAATCAACAGACTGTTCGTCCAACTATACCAGAATATGCGGTTCACGTGCGCGGATATAATCCGATACCACAATTTACAACAGGTCTTCGTATTATTGGCAATAACTACACAAATTTTGGCACTCTTTCATTGGGCGAGATTGCGCAAGAGATTAGTTCCTTGTCAGGATACAACCCCATTTCGGACCTTTCGGGCTCTTTGTACCTACAAAACACGCCAGCGTATAATCAAATTATCAGTACAAATAACGGTATCCGACTCGGAAACGGAAACCAATTCACTCACGCATATGCCGATGCGCTCATAAACTTTAATAAGCAGTTCAATATTAGCTCAATTACCTTTGGTGCAAAAACGGGATATCAAGGCGTATCATTTACATTTAATGGTTACGAAGACACACTAGCACAATACGTAGCATATTTTAGTACAGTTCAAACTCAGTATTTAACGTATATTAATATTCTATCTACAACAACTGGTTTGCTCAATGAATACGTAGTGCTCCGTTATGGTAGTATTTTGCCACCAGGAATCGCAACACGTTCGCAATACACAGCGGCGATTCCGTTTCAACTGTTGTGCGACTACAATTTACAACCGCCTTATACCACACAACCTGACCAATGGGGATTGCCGTGGTATCTTGGATTTCCGAAAACGACCGTTCCTGTGATTGGTCCTCGTACCTATGTGACATCTTCAACCTTTATTCGCATTGTACAGCAGTATATTTATCTCAAACTCAATCCGGCACAGAATATTAATACACTTGCCGTGTCAGCCAAAGAGAATTTGAGCGAGACCCGTGAGTCTCAGGGTATGGATACACAGTATTTTACGAAGATTATTCTCAACGATTTTGCGAATTACTGTCGTGCGGGCGTTCAGTTACAAAAGGACTTTTCACCGGTTCTTGGCAAATACGAGATTATTGAATGTATTCTAACGGACCAAAACGGTAATACGATTGATAACTTGGATTGTGAATATGATATGGTGGTTCAAATTACAGAAACAACAAATGTGCCGACAGATGATTCTAGTCTACTCGGACCTACCAGTGATTTGACGGTGTATCAAAATAAATAATTCATACACCTTAGGAAATGGCAGCCATCAACGCCACTTTATCGGAATATTACCAAGGTGGACCAAAGAATTGGAACGAAGTGTTTAAGGGGACGTGTATCAAGTCGCACTGGGATCCAACTATGGTCACTGACCATATATTACCGAAGTTTCATCGTGATATGGCGTTGGATCCGCGCGAATCGACACGCATTTGCTATGTCTATTACAATACATCGCCTGGTGATGCTGGGCTCAAGAATTATCCAGAGATGGAGCCACAACAGGCACCACATTACCTTCTTGGCGGTCCTCATCGTCCAAATACGTATGAGAAGCCGCAGCAACTTGCACTTGAGACTGTGCCCGTATTTCCGCCCGGTGGTGCTGCCAGTCTCGGTTTCCCTTACAACGAATTTCGCCCCAATACGGAAACAGACCTTCTACGTATTGACGAACCGCTAACAAAATGTGCCGAGAAGCGCTATATTCCACCAGGAGGTATCCCGGCACCCGCAATGAGTACCCGTGATGTACCAGGTGTATATCTCGGTGATAGCTCAACCTTGTCGCCGCTGCTCACACGTGTGTCGAAGCAGGCGGGCTGCCGTAATCAGGATGACGAGGCGGCGTGGAACCGTTCAGCGCGTCTCTTCTTCAATCCTACAAAGTACGACCGCACCATCACTGTACCTCCGAATCTATACCAGCCGAGCTCACACAATGCCCTTGTATGCCCGCCCTGGAAAAAGTCGTAACCCCAGCAAAATGACTAATATATATCGCATCTTTCCGCAACTGTGGAGTCAGGGAGGATGCTTTCAGGCGCAGACCGTTTATGCCATTGATAGACAGCCTCCACCCAATACGTTTCAAACGCAATGTAGTACTCGTCAATATGACGATCCGGCATATTGGTATGAAGGGAATACCTTTCAGCGAATTCTACCACCCCCCGCCGGATTTTCACAGCAGTGCTGTTTTCAGTCACCATCGTGGAACGCCGTTACTTGGCGTTCCCTAACGCTATGGCTTTCCTATGTTCAGTCGGTCGGCTACACAGTAACCACTGACTTATCAACACTTACGCCATTTACAAGCATTTATATCAGCGGTCCTTAGCAGAATGAGTACTTACCCGCTCTATAGCTGGAATTTAGAGCCTAGCATTAGTTTTGCGTTTTATAACGGCGTATCAGGTGGTGTTATGGGAAATCCGGCACTTGCCGTCGACGCTTACCAAAATACGTATTTTGCCGCGGTTGTAGCAGGACAAAATCCGACTGCCTCTCCGAGTATATCATCTACATATTGGTCATATAACAATATTGTTATTGGAAGCGCAGACAAAAATGGAAATTTACTATGGTACAAATTCTTTCCACAGTTAGTGGTTGCAGCAAATCAACAAGAGGTTAGCCTTGTTGTAGGGACAAATAACGATTTATATGTCGCATTTGTGACCCCTGCTGCTGTAATTAATCAATCTAATATGTCGACAACACCGTCGTGGTGCCCGCCACTGTATCCTGAAGCGGGCGCATTAGGACCCTTTGATATTGTATTAGCACGTATTAATTATTCAAATACAAGCCAAACTGTTGCGTGGGTTATACAGAATGCGCGACTCAATTCGGTTTATGATGAAACGGCACCACAACTTGCTATTGATACAATAACCGGTTTACTCTATATTACATATCAAACCGATGGCGATATTCTCTGTTTTACGCCGATAGGCACTTCAACTGTAGCACTATCGTGTTTTACACTGAATGGCGCCCAATTATGGTTAGAATGTCAGCAAAATATTAATAGTACAGGCTCTAATACAAATCCGGTAGTTACGGCGGATAATGCGGGCGGTGTATATGTAGCCTACGAAACAACCGCAACAGTAAGCGGCGGTGCAGTTATCACCGATCAACAGGTAGAAATGGTAAAATTCCAAACATATTTGACTCAATCAGGTACGCTTTTGTCTTATAGTAGGCAATGGGTTCTAAGTCAAAACGGCACTATTCTAACTGCATCACCAGATACATCGTCATCCCCAAGCGTCACATCCGATGGTACAAATGTGTATATTGCGTTTCTTACAACTGGGTCGGTTAACGGCAGTTATCCAACTGGATCCGCAAATGACCTTGTCGTTGCCCAAGTTACGCCGACCGGCTATACGCCGTGGATACAACAAGGCAGCCAGTTCAATCGCGCACCCTATACGTATGAGGATGCGGCATTACCATATATTTCAGCGGCTTACAAAATTTCATATTCAGATGTACCTAATATAGTTGTTTCTTTGCAAACATTTACGGCAGCTCCACTGGACGGTGATATGAATTTATTTGTATTTAAGTTGTCATCGTCTACAGGTGTTAATATATATAACAATGGGGGATACAATAATATGCCATTAGCATTTTCTCTACAGCCGTCTTCCACTGCGCTACTTCCTACAGCCAGTCCTGGCACGTATTCACAGGTAGCAGTTCAAGAAGTATATGGTGCTCTTTTTTGTCTATTAGGATCCTTAATACCTTTACAAATGAACACAATTACAAGTTGTGAAGCGGATCTTATCCTAATCAAATACAATCCCGCTTATTATTATCCAAGTACGGATCCTTTCAACTTTATGTCACAGAGTAAGAAGATTTGTAATTGTGGCGCCAACTGCTCTTGCCAGGGCAATCCTACTGTTCCAAGTATTCCTGTCATTCTTTCTACTTCACAGTATGGGGGTGACACTGCTCTTATTTATTTTACAATCTCAGATGGTGGTAGCCCACTTATCAACTTCTTATATTCTATTAATGATGGAGCGACATTTACGCCCTTTGGTCCGGCACAATTTACAAGCCCCGTTAGTATCACTGGACTCGCCGGCAACGTAACCTATAGTATTAAAATCAAGGGAATAAATGGTGTTGGAACGGGACAGTCATCGGTATCAGTCTCCTTTACACCAATCCCCCCCTAATACTATTGTCAAGATATCCAAGAAAAAAATTATAAATAGTACCTCATCACTCATCAGCCACCTTGGGTGCCAGATACGCAATGAAATGGCTGCTGCCGCCGAAGCGGAACGTAGCACGCAACGGATTCGTAGGGTCAAACTCAAGTTGTGTCGTAGCCGACAACGCTGCACCGCCCTTGATAATCATCGCCACATACTTTGTGCCAAAACGTGCCTCTACTGAATCACCCGTCAGCTCCATCTCGCGGTCTTCGGTATTCTCAAGCGTCTGCTTCACTGTACCACTATCACCAGTCGTTGACAGATGGAGACCATTCTCATCCAAAACTACACCGAGGGTATCACCGAAATGCGCAATTTCCTTCACGACCGCCAATATATCAGCAGTCTTGAGCGTCACATTGGCGGCGTAGGTCATCACCGGCAGCTCGGCTGAATCGCTGTCAACGTCCAGCGTCGGCACATCATAGACCGCCTTCTTCGACATCTTCACATTATAGCACTCTACGATGAACTTATCCGCCTTATAAATCAAAGTCACGCTATCGCCAGCACTAACCGGCGACAAAACCCTAGACAACACCACCATATTGACGCTAATCACAAGCGGGCGACCAACAACTGCCTTAGTACAGTCCGCCGCCGCCAGCAAATAATCCACAAAGCCGACGTGGGAAACATCCATACCGCTGATGCTGATACCATCGGCGCCGATACGGAGGGAAGCGATCGGTAGAAACTCTTTTAGAGCCTCTACCGACGAACGAAAGAGCGAAACATCCTTGGGTACGAACTCCATCTTTCTGTAACTTGTTCGAAATCCAGGCATCCTAAGTCAATTTTTTTAAACGTCTTGTCTTACGAATGTTATAACGCCGTCTAGTATTATTTTTGCGTCGTCCACCAGCCACCGCCGCTCCGCATAATGTATTAAAACGAGGGTCGTAGCTTAATGCTAAACCCTTATCTCCTTGAAAAATCATATTACCACTACACGTAATTGAATAATTAGGATATCCTTGTAATAATGTTACCACTAATTCATTAAATAAATGGGGCGCAGTAACACAAGCTTTATTATTTGTTAAAATCATTATATGTATGCCTTGATGCGCTACAGCATTTAACCATTGTACAATAGCATTCAATCGACCACCGCCTCCACATAAATACATTAATGCATCGACTGTTGTGACTTCCCGTAATTGTGGCTCTTGCATAATATGATGAGGATATAACGGTATTAATGCATTTAATATTCCATTACCGGCAAATGTTGCTGCTTGTGGAGGTAATATAACTCCTTCCATAACAGTAATAGTACGGTCCCAATCTAGGATTAAGGCACGATTCGGTCCCATTGCGTGTGTATGTGCCTCCCACGCATTAAATTGGTCAACATGAGGCTGATTTATACCAGAAACTGGGTCATATCCATGAGTTCTACCTACCAATCGGTTACTAAAGGCAAGATAAGAATTATGTTGTAGATGATTTCTAGTTATATAATCTACCATTAACGGATCATCTATATCTATACTTGGCGAATGAGAGTACGATTCAGGAATTTTTACGCAAGTAATACGTGGACATGATGCCTGAACCTCATCAATATGTCTTTGTGCATTATCAAAAAAGATAGCAGCCGCAAAACTAGCCGCTGCCATTATACTATATACAAACATAAAAAATTGACATTATAATTATGTTATTAGATATTAACAAATGCCACCTAAAAATAAGTCGCCGTTGCGATATCCAGGAGGGAAAACGCGTGCCATTACCATCCTTGACCAATATCTTACAACCAATTTTCCTAACAAAAAGACACTGTTGTCACCGTTCTTTGGCGGCGGTAGTTTTGAACTCCACCTAGCGTCAAAGGGATACCAAATCCGAGGCAATGACCTATTCAAGCCGCTCTACACCTTTTGGCTATCCGTTAAAGAGACGCCAGAAGATATTAAGGATGCGGTGGAAAGCGTAATGCCGGTTACCAAAGAGTACTTCATGGAACTACGAATGACTATTCAGACGCTGACTGACCCGTTGGAAATCGCTGCTGCCTATTATATTATTAATCGGTGTTCCTTTAGCGGCGCGACATTCTGTGGTGGGTTTTCGAAAGAAGCGTCAACAGGGCGACTCAACGAATCATCTCTTAACACGCTCCTAAACACAAATCTAGAAAACGTCACATTCTCTAATCTGGACTGTAAGATGTTTCTCATGCAAAATCCTGAGACCACGGATACAGTCATCTATGCTGACCCGCCGTATTACATCAGTTCGTACATTTACGGCAAGGATGGTGATATGCACGAAGGGTTTGACCATGTAGGATTTGCTGCAGCGATTAAGCAGCGCCGTGACTGGATGATTAGTTATAACGATTGCCCATACATTCGTGACTTGTATAAGGATTGCCGAATCGAGAAAGTGACGTGGTCTTATGGGATGGATAATGGAAAGAAGGGGTCGTCAGAGATACTTATATTACCGATATAAGGGACCCGGCAAATATTTTTATACGATAAGCAAAAATTGAGGTGGTGTCAGGGGTTAAAGAAAAAAAACAAGATTATAAGTAGAACAAACGCTATGTTCAACTTAATTAAATTAGTATTCGCTTTTGCGAGTATTTTGACCGTTGCCGGTCAAGGAGGGGGAGCTGGTACTGTTTCAGC